TCTGCTCAGGACTTCAAGGATGCGGCTAAAACCGCCAAGAAGGTGAAAAAGAATGGCTAAAGACCCGCGACTAGAGCGAGCAGGTGTTTCAGGCTATAACAAGCCTAAGCGCACCCCTAATCATCCCACCAAGAGCCACGTTGTTGTGGCCCGTGACGGTGACCAAGTAAAGACCATTCGTTTCGGTCAGCAAGGTGTTACAGGCTCTCCGGAAGGTTCTGCCCGTAATCGTTCATTCAAGGCTCGTCATGCCGCAAACATCGCCAAAGGGAAGATGAGTGCAGCGTACTGGGCAGACCGTGTTAAGTGGGGCGGTAAATAATGCCATTTCCTTTAGAAGTTCCTGATACTGTTTTTAAAAACGAAAATAATCGATGGGTTCGTTATTGTCCTAAGTGTAATAATCAAATAACGCATCTTCGCAGAAATTATTGCATTGGTGCTCATAATATAGAACAACCTTGTAAGGCTTGTAGTAATAAAACTAATAAAGCCTCAGGAATGGTCGGGGCAGTTCGTCTTGCTTGGTACGAGGCTTTTTCAAAAAGTGCTATTGTACGTGGATATTCTTGGGATTTAACACCTGAGCATATTAATGAATTGTATGAAGAACAGAATGAAGTTTGTGCTCTTTCTGGACTGTCAATCGGCTGGAGTAAAATAGGATGGGATCACACAGCGTCTATTGATCGTATTAATAACAATGAAGGATATTTTTTAGAAAACATCCAGCTTGTACATAAAAAGATAAATATGATGCGTGGCACTCTTTCTGTAGAAGAATTTACAGAACTATGTGCAGCGGTTGCCAACAAAGTTAAATGGTGAGGACTTAATGGAAGACAAAGAAAACCACAACACGGAGTTTGATGAGCCTACGGAGGAAGACAAGGAACTTGTAAGTTTCATTGTTGACCATACAGACCGTTGGCGTGATTATCGTGATTCCAACTACATGGACGCTTGGAACGAGTACGAGCGTATCTTCCGTGGACAGTGGGATGCTGCGGACAAGACCCGAGAGTCTGAGCGTAGTCGTATCATTTCTCCCGCAACGCAGCAAGCCGTGGAGACTCGCCATGCTGAGATCATGGAGGCCATCTTCGGTCAGGGAGACTTCTTTGACATCAAGGACGACATCCTTGACGTGAACAAGAATCCTCTGGATGTTGAGGGAATCAAGAACCAGCTTAAGGAAGACTTCGCCAAGGACAAGATTCGTAAGTCGATGGATCAGATTGAGCTTCTGGCTGAAATCTACGGTACAGGCATTGGCGAGATCGTTGTCAGTAAGAAAAAAGAGTACGTACCTGCCACAATGCCGATCCCCGGCGTTACTGGCCCTGCTGCCATTGGTGTGCAGGAGAAGGAGCGTATCTCGGTTCAGCTTAAGCCTGTCAATCCTAAGAACTTCCTGATTGACCCCAACGCTGACAGCATTGAAGATGCTCTGGGTTGCGCTATTGAGAAGTATGTTTCCATCCATAAGGTTGTTGAGAACATTGAGCGTGGTGTGTATCGTAAGGTTGACATTGGTTCCACGTACGATGACACTGAGCTTGAGCCTACCCAAGACCTGACCAACTTCCAAGACAATAAAGTAAAACTTCTTACTTATTATGGTCTTGTCCCCCGTGAGTACATCGAGGAAGCCGGAGGCGAGGAATACGAGGAACTGTTCCCTGAGGGTTCTGAGGCTGACGAGTACTGCAACCTCGTGGAGGCCATTGTCGTTATCGCCAATGACAACACGCTGCTGAAGGCTGAACTCAATCCCTACATGATGAAGGATCGTCCTGTGGTGGCGTACCAAGACGATACGGTTCCGGGTCGTTTCTGGGGCCGTGGAACGGTTGAGAAGGCCTACAATATGCAGAAGGCCATCGACGGTCAGCTTCGTGCCCACATGGACTCTACAGCCCTTACAACGGCTCCCATGATCGCTATGGATGCCACCCGTCTACCCCGTGGAGCCAAGTTTGAGATCAAGCCCGGTAAGGCTATTCTCACCAACGGCAACCCTGCGGAAATCCTGACACCCTTTAAGTTTGGACAGACCGATGGAACGAATATTCAAACTGCTCAAAACTTTGAGAGACTTCTTCTCCAAGCCACAGGCACAGTTGATGCTTCTGGTATGCCTACCAATGTTCCTCGTGATGCTGGTGCATCTGGTATGTCAATGGTTCTTGCTGGAATCATTAAGAAATATAAACGCACTCTGAGCAACTTCCAAGAGGACTTCCTGATCCCGTTCATCGAGAAGACTGCCTTCCGTTATATGCAGTTTGACCCTGAGCGTTATCCGTCTACGGACATGAAGTTCATTCCCACGGCTACTTTGGGTATTATGGCTCGGGAATACGAGCAACAGCAGCTTATTGCCCTGCTACAGACCCTTGGCCCACAGACTCCTGTGCTGCCAGTGATCCTCAAAGGTATCCTCCAGAACTCTGGGCTGTCGAATCGTGGGGAAATGATCGCTACGCTGGATCAAATGAGCCAACCCAACCCTGAAGCACAACAGGCTCAGGCGGCTGCGGTACAGCTTGATATGCAGATTAAACAGGCTCAGGCGGCTGAATTGACTGCCAAGGCTCAACGAGAGCAAGCAGAGGCTCAAAAGGCCGCTATTGAGGCTCAGTTGATGCCTGAAAAGCACAAAGTTGACATCATTCAGGCCGCTGCGACCAACATTGACAAGTCTGACGACTTCGACAAGCGCCTAAAACTGGCTGATCGGATGCTCAAAGAGAAGGAAATCAACCTCAAAGCAGCCGATATTGCCTCAAATGAGCGTATTGCCTCGCTTCAGATGAAAAATAAGCAAAATTTAATGTAAAAGTGTTGACAAAGTAAACTTTTTGTGATAGTATTCGTTTAGTTGTTAATCAAAGGTTCTCCTAATGGATAAAGACCTAGCTAAATATTATGAAGATGCTTTCAGCATGATGAGTACTCAGGGCTGGAAGGATTTACTTGAAGATTTCACGAAGTTGTTTGACCAGATCAACGACTTGTCTACTGTCTCGGACACACAAGAGTTATTTTTCCGTAAAGGACAGCTAGACATTCTTGGTTTAGTTCTACATCGTCGAGAAACGTGTGAGAAGGTGTATGAGGAGTTGAACAATGCCTAGACGCTTGTTTGACTTTGAGTGCGAGAACTCACACTTAACGGAATCTTACGTGGATATTGACATAACCAGCATCCCTTGCAAGGTGTGTCAGAGTGAGGCAAAGCGTAAGATTTCGGCTCCAGCAACCAAATTGGAGCCTTTTAGTGGTGCTTTCCCCGGTGCATATTATGACTGGAACCGCAAGAGGGCTGAGAAGATGGCGCAGGAGAAAAAGAAGGCTGACTCGTAACTGAAAAACCAGCGAGTCATTTTTAAAATCATCCTAGAACCGTTTATTCGGCAGGAAAAGAGGTAGGTATGGCACTTATTGATAGCGTAAACGACGATTCGCCTAGCGAATTTGAAGCAGAAGAACAGAAACAAGCTCAAGCGGCACAAGCGCAAGAGCAACAACCTGAAAAACCTAAGCTCCCTTCAAAATATGAAGGAAAGACGATTGAGGAAGTCGTGCAAATGCACCAAGAGGCTGAAAAGCTGATTGGACGACAAGCTCAAGAGGTTGGTGAAGTTCGGAAACTTGCAGATCAGCTACTTAAACAGAATCTCGCCGCAAAGCAACCTGAGCCTCCGCAAGAGAAAGAGGTAGACTTTTTTGAAGACCCTCAAAAAGCTATCGAACGGGCTGTGGCTAACCATCCGTCTGTCCTAGCTGCTCAACAGGCAGCAACGCAGATGAAGGCGATGCAAACTCAACAGCAACTGGCTGCTAAGCATCCGGATTTTGCTGATGTTGTTCGTGATGGGGAGTTCTTGGAGTGGGTTAAAGCCTCTCCGATTCGTTTGAATATGTTTGCTTTGGCAGACAGTCAATACGATTTTGCAGCCGCTGACGAGCTTTTGAGTACGTTCAAGCAAATTCGTTCAGTCAAGGCTAAAGAAACGGTTGAGACAGGGCAAAAGAGTTTGAACAAAAACCTGCAAGCTGCCGCAGTTGATGTTGGTGGTACAGGGGAGTCCTCCAAGAAAGTATATCGTCGGGCCGACCTCATCCGGCTAAGAATGACTGATCCGGCTCGATATGAAGCATTACAGCCTGAGATTATGGCTGCTTATGCAGAAGGTCGAGTCAAATAACCAAATAAACAATTCAAGGAGTTTTAAAAATGGGTCTCGGTACTAACCAAGTTACTGTAACTACCGCTGCAACGTTCATCCCCGAAGTATGGAGTGATGAGATTGTTGCTGCTTACAAAAAGAACCTCGTTGCTGCGAATATCATCAAAAAGATGAGCTTCAAAGGCAAAAAGGGTGACACTGTTCATATTCCTGCGCCCACTCGTGGCAACGCTTCTGCTAAGGCTGCTAACACTCAGGTTACCCTGATTGCTGCTACCGAAGGCGAGAAGACTGTCTCGATTAACCAGCACTGGGAATACAGCCGT